AAGCCGTCCCGCCGTCCAATCTCTTCGAAGCCTAGGATTTCGTACTCCCTTGACTCAAACAAAATCACATCGGCCTGGCTGATGCTCACGGCCGTTGCATCTGTAGGATCAGGATGGCGCACAATAAACGTGAGGCTACGCTGCGGAAACACTTGGTACGCCTTGACGCTCTCTGATGCGCTTCCGGCGTAGATGACCTCCGCCCACATCTGCACATCCGTTGTGCCGGATCCGGTGGGCTGACCATAGCTGTCCTGCGTCAGCGTCTGCTTCCGGTGCGTGATATACCGGTCTCTACGTCCTGCGTTCTTCATCGGAAGCTGATGATGCGGTACGGATTGAGCAAAGACTCCAAGCCGATCTTCAGTTTATTGGTCACACCCATTACCTCCGGCGCACGTTGGTCGTACATATGGGCCACCAACAACTTCACCGCGTGCTTAATTGGTGCCGGTACGCTGGCCTCCGCATAGCCAAGGTCCACCGTAATTTGCAGCTTTTTGTAGGTGTCTGAGAACACGCTGGGAATGTTGTTGAAGGACACGAGCATGGGGTCGCGGCCGCTGGTAGCATAGAAGTCGCTGCTCGGCATCGTGGCCGTCGTGCTGTCGCTGGTAGCGTACTTGACGTTGGTGATGCTGTTGACGGGGCCAATGGGCAACTCCACGAAGTCCGGAAACTCGCTGAAGAAAAACGTAGCCGACCGGTCGCCTAGGCGGATGTTGCAAAACTGCTCAACGTAGTTGATTGCAGCCTGCCGGATGGCCTCGATCAAAGTGTCCTCCGTCGAGTGAGTCACCCGCAAGAATGCCTTCAGCTCTGAGGTGGACAATACCTCCGATGCCGTGCCGTCGCTCGCTTCTGTTATCCCGTACTGCATACTGCAATTTCGACAAAAAAAGGGGGACCGAAGCCCCCCTTTTCTTTCGTCTGATTTGCTTATCAGGAGTTGTTTCCTGAGAAGGTTGCACCGCTGTCGTTGGCGATGATGAAGCCCATGTGACCTGGAGTCCGCAGCTTCACGTCGAAAAACTGGTCAGCCACGATCTTGACCGTGCCACCGGAAAGGCCAGTGAACGGATCGACCGTCAGGCTGAGTCCGCCCCAAGTGGCCCAAAAGACATTGCTGAAGTCTCCGTAGAGCATTCCGCCAATGTCAGCAGCGTTGCCAAAAGCAACATTCTCACCGTTCATGAACTGGTCGGCTTTGGCCGAATTCAGATTGAGTCGAGGCATAGTACCGGTCGTCACCACGGGGTAACCGTAAATCTGATTGTTGGCGAGAACCGGAGCGCCACCATCACCGGTGGTGTTCGTGTTGAACAGTACGCCGGCCGTCTTGGGGTGCATAACGAATGCTCCCTCTGCCACTCCGTTGCCGGTAATCTCAGCCCACAGGTCTGCAACATTATTAGCCGTAAGCACGGGGATGTCGTTGTCATCCACCTCCGTCAGAGCAACGATCGTGGCCTCGGACTGCGCGCGGCTGTCACCAGCGGTGGCGCTGATGGCAAGAACACCGGCAGAAAGCGTACCGCCTTGGTCAATCATGTTCTTGAAAGCAACGCGGTCAATCTGTGCGCCGATGGCGTTACCGAAGTCGCGAGCGATGACCTGCTGCATATTGCCGGTAGCCTGGTTCAGAGCCTCCTTGGTCACCGTGATTTCAGCGGCGTAACGCTGCGGGGTCAAGGTCACGGAGTTCATGGCTCCGGTAAACGCCGTAGCTGCAGCGCCTTCAGCCGGCGTGCTGGCCGCATCGTTGGGCAGGGTAGGCAATTTGATGTCGCCAACAAAGCCGGTCAACTGCGTAGCACCAACCGACTCAATGACGGCGCGCGGGCGGAGAGCCTCACGGACAGCGGTTGCCTCCAGGCCGGTTGTACTGACTGCGGTGTCAACGCTACCGCTAGTGGTGTTACCGTAGGTGTTCCGGAGCTGGAGGTAGCTCTGCGGAATGGCAACATTGCCACGCATAGCGAGACCCATAGCAGCGGATTCCTTTTGGGCTTCTGCCAACATCTCGGCTTCGGCTCCGTCCAGGTTGCGACCGTGGGCGGCGCAGCTCAGGGCGCGAAGCAGGTTGAACTCCCCGCCGACCTTGGCCAGCTCCTTCTCCTCAGAAACGGAGGGGGCGCCGGTCTGTGCCATACGCTTGATGCGGGCTTCGTTCTTGGCAAGAGCATCGCGCTGCTCTTCGGCCATCTCCAGCTTGGAGTGAATCTCCTGCGTTTCAGACAGCTCGTCTGCCGTCAGCGCACGTTCCTCACTCGAAGCCACGTTTTGGATGCTCTCCAGCTTGGACTCCAAAGAGTGGATGTGGTGCTGGGCATCGGTGCTTGTCTTGAAATTCATGTGTCTAATGATTGGAGGTGCAACGCTTTCTTTTTTGCGCGTCACAACCTCGGTTGCTTCAACTGCCTCACAAGTTACATCCTTTGGTTTATCTGTTTCCTTCTTTCGTGCTGCAACATCCGTCTGCGCATATGCCGGATAGGTGACCGGTGCAACATCGAACAACTGCGCCACCTTAGTTACGGTGCGCAACTCTTTCTCGCTATCGTAGTCCTGCTCGGCGATCGTAAACGCAAAGCTGGATTGGTTGATGTCGCCACGCTTTACCATCTCATACAAATCGCGGGCGGCTTGCGTATCGACCAACTCGGCCCTGTACTTCAGGCCGCGCTCATCGACGGACAGTTGCAACGTGCCGTTGGTGGTCCGCGCCAGTGGTGGCGGGTTATGATCGACCAACAGCCGCACGTCGTTGTCCAAGACATCATCGAAGGCACCTGGTGCAATCTTCTCACGGAAGGCACCCAGGTCTGTTTCCTCATCAAATACAGCAGCGTAGCCCTCCAGCACCATTGGCTTGGCGGCCCGCACCTCCATCGTGCGCGTCTGCTTTTCTAACTGCACCGGCTCGGTGCGCTCTTCTTGTTGTAGCTCCATGGCTCTTTCGTCTTCGTTGTCTGACCGCAGCGGGTGGCCCTCCGGAAATAAATCGGTGTCGTGCTTGCCGCCGCGGAACCTTTCGTTTTTCAATGCGTACAAAAAGCTATTCACCCTCGCCATAGCCCATTGTTCAGCAGAAGTTACCTGTGGCCTTACGCTCTGCGGATTGGTCTCATATGCTCCGATCCCGCGGTTGTAGACCTGCTCCAACATCCGGAGATTGGCTTTCTTGAATTGAGCCTCTACCTCTTCGTTGTGCTTCTCCACCTTGTTCTCGAGCGCGGTCTTGGCCGTGCCGCTCAACTCACGCTCCTGCATTTCCTTCACTCTTGCTTCGCTCCACCGCTTGGCTGCCTTGCCACCCCATAGCAGATAGCTGATGGTGCCACACGCCTTAGTGTCGCTTTCGTCATAGTAGGTCTCTGCTCGGCTCAGGAAGCTGAACATACGTACCACACGATCGTCGGATAGGGTCTCGCGGTTGGCTAGAATGCGCGCAGTCTCCTTGCCGACATCCGTTGCACAGCGGCCGCCAACCTCTTCATTCAACTCACGCCCACGGCGGGCGTTGTTGGTCATCGCCTGGGGGTAATCATTATAGGGCACTACTCTGCTTTTCGGACCACTCGTCCAATTTGTCGAGTGCAATCTGATTAATCTGCACCATAGCTAGGTCGCCGTTGTCCAAGGCATTCATGTCCTCAGCGGCGCGCGCCTCGTTGATCGTCATGATTCCGGCTTTGACCAAGCGGTCGTAGTAGTTGGCGCGGGCGGCGCTGTCGCCACGCAGTAGGTCCGACAAGTCGAACTTAGAGGACAGGTCCGGCTCACGGCTCAAGAGCTTGATGTCAATCTCCTGCTGGATGCGCTTCACCCAAGGCACGATTGTGTATTTGGCAAACTGAATGGCTTGCTGCTCCGTGTTGCTGTACGTCACATTGGACTGCACACCAACCAGGCTAGGCGGCACACCGAAGACGCGGCAGATTTCCTGGTTTTGGAAGTCTCGCTGGTCGGCCATCTGTGCCTTGTCCGGATCGACGCTGACGCGGGTATAGTCAAAGCCAAAAGGCAAGAGCTTGGTTCCGAGGCGGTCCCCGCTGTTGTTGAATGACTCCCGCACGACATCGATTTGCTCTTTACGCAATGGCTCACGGCTAGACAGGAATCCGGTCATATTTCCGGAACTGCCGAAGAACTCTGCCGCGTAGTCCTGCGCTGCCTTAGCAAGGCCCAAGATTTCTCTGTGCTGCTCAATAACGCTGATGCCATACATATTGCGCACGCACAGCATATCCTCGGCGAGATGCTCCATATCGCCGTAAACAAAGACGCGCACGCCATCGACCACCTTGACCTCGACTTCATTGGGTGGGACGCGGTGCAGGCTCAGGATTTCTGTGGTGCGCGGGTCGCGGTGAATCATCGCATAGCCCTTGCCATACAGAAAGACATCGGCGATGTATGTCTCCCAAAAGTCGTAGGCCGTCTGCATATCATTCGGTGCAACGTTGATGAGCCTGGTCACGCTGTGGTCCAGCTCCTCGGTCGTATTGCCACGCTTGCTGAGGACCACCTTATTGAGCTGGGCAATGGTGGAGGCGATCCGATTGATGCAAGCGTACACCGTGCTAATGCTCATAGCTTGCTCCACATTGATGCCGGCACCGGACAGGCTGCCGTAGTGCCGCTTGTGACTTACAAAGCCACCGCCACCGGTATACGCTACCTGCACCTGCGCACGCCGGAAAACGCGATCGAACCAATTAGCCATAGGTGCAAGATAAAAAGGACGGGCCACCGTTGCGACCCGTCCCGTTCAAAACCAAAATCTGCCACTCATAACGAGATGACCTCCAGGAATGGATCGTCATCCTTGGCGTTGTTAAAGTAACAACCCATTGCCATGATGCTGGCCACCACGCCATCCACTTTTTGACTTTCGCTGTTTTTCTTTTTGGTAACCTTGATGTTGTCAGCCTCATCGCGCGCTAGGTGTACGCATCCCATCTGCCAGCGCAGCACATCGTGACCACCGTGAATGATCTGACCTTTGCACAGCAAAACCTCGAACTGCTTCGTGGGGTAGCTCATAGACGCATAGCCCTGGCCAAACGGCTGGCAATCGATACCGTCTAAGAATGGAACGACCAAGTGCGCGATGTAGCGGTCATAGGCCAAGGCTTTCAAATCGTACTGCTCTGCTAGACCTTGGATATGCTCACGCACGGCAAGCATATCGGTTACGTTTCCATCCGTAATCGACACCAGCCCTAAGCGCTCAAAGGTGTAGTAGTCGATGCCGCCGCTCAAGCTCTTGCTGTTGGCCTTGTCCTCGTTTACGAAATGGTGACACTTCAGGTAGAAGCAATCCTTAGCGTCATCGCGGAAGATGAGCGCCACAGCGGTGAGGTCTTTGGTGCTGGATAGGTCCATGCCGGCGTAACACGGCAGCGTGCGCAAGTAGTCCTCCTCGACCTCATCAGCGCCGCGCATGAACTCATCGTCAGTCACCCACCGCTCCTCACTTGCCGTCCATTGGTTTAGGTGCAAGCGCAGGAAGGTGTTTATCTGTCGCGGGTTCTCCTTGCAGCG